TTCCACTCATATCCAAGAGCAACAGATCCAATACACAGAGCAGTTCTAGGTATAGGTGCAACAACAACTGAAACAATTACTGTTAACGCAGGAACATCTGTAAATGGAACAGGTGGTCAACTTAAATTTACTATCGTAGATGGTGGTACTGGATATGTTAATCCAGATGTATTAGTTGATGAACCAAGTTACACAAATTTAGATATTAAGGGTACATTTAGAAGAGGAATCGGACAAACTAGCGAAACTGGTGTTAATGAGTTAATTAATCTTAAATTAGGACCTAATTCAAAACCAATATTTGAAAATCGCTTTGCTGATGCAGGGGATCTAATTGATGCAAACAAATTATTAATTGCTGATATCTCTGTAGGAGAGATGTTAAAAGTATACCCATCATTCAGTGTACCAGGCGGACCACAAAACTGTAAGGATGATGTTATTGATGTTCTTGAAGCAGTAGCATTTAACTTAAGATTTGGTGGTAATGATGAAGTATGGAATGCTGCAAATCTTTATATCACTGGAGCACATGTTGCAGGAGAAGAGCAAGAATCAATCTACGTATTCCACGCTGCAAGGGATTTAGCAAATAAAGTTATTAATAATGTAGCAGTTGCTAAATCTGACTACACAGTAAGAGATCAAGTATTTGATCTAACAATTACAGCAGATCCTGCTGTAGGATACAATACAGATCCTGGTGGTTGTGCCAATGTACAATCAGCAATCAATTCATATGTTGGTATTGTTACTAGTGCAATTGGTTTTAGCACTGTATCTGCTAAAAAATCATTTGCTCCTGCTCAGTTCTTTGAAGTCTCTGATTTCTCAATCAAAGGTGTTGGATACGCATTTGAACTTGGAGATAAATTCCAACCTGTTGGATTAGTAACAGCAAAAGGATTGAAAAAACCAATATCACCATTTGAAATAGAAGTTGTTGATGTATTCAATGATAAATTTGCTTCTTGGCAGTTTGGACAATTAGACTTTATTGATCCTATTGAAAATCTACAAGATAGTGTAAGAACTGTATTCCCACTTCTATACAATGCTGAATTAGTTAGTTTCCAATTAGATAAAAATGATAATGATTCAAAATTAATTGATATTGATGCTGTATTAGTAATCTTCATAAATGGAGTTTTACAAGAACCAAAAGAAGCATACATCTTTGATGGTGGATCATCAGTACAATTCCTTGAAGCACCAAAACCAGAAGATAAAATTTCTATATTCTTCTACAATGGAACTAGAGAAGTTGATAGTGTAGAAACTGATATTGCTGAAACAGTAAAAGTCGGAGATACCTTATCTGTTAGAAAAGCATCTGGTATTTCAACATCTGTAAATCAAACAGAAGGAAGAATAGTTTATGATATTGCAACTTCAGATAGAGTTGAAACTAACGTCTATGCTGATAGTGGTATTGATGCGTTCAATGATAGAAGTGTCAATTGGACTAAACAGAAGAGAGATCTCTTTATAAATGGAAGATTTGTTTCTAAGGCAAGAGATTCTATTGAGGGAATGATATTCCCAACTTCAAGAATTATCAGAGATGTTAATGTTGGAGATACTGATATCCTCCTTGACAATGCACAATTCTTTAATTATGAAGAAAATGAGTCTAGTGTAGTAACCGCATATGTTGATGCTGTTGTAATAGATGATATTCCAATAGTTGGTGCTGCTGCGACTGCAACAGTAGATTCAAGTGGAAAAGTTACTGCTACAACTGTGACCAATCCAGGTTTCGGTTATACGACAGCAACTGTTGAAGTTAAATACTCATCTCCTAAGAATGTTGGGGTTGGTATTGGCACAACAGCAACAGGAACTGCAACCATAGTAAATGGATCAGTTTCAGTGGTAAGTGTTGCTAATCCAGGTTTTGGATACACCAATTCACTTAACGTGCCTGTTGCTCCTCAGATTATAATACCTCAACCAAGATTGGTTAATGAGGTAGTAACAAACATTCAAAATGTTCAAGGTAACACTGGAATCATAACTGGTATTTCAACAGTTGCAGGTATTGGAACTGATTTAGCAATCAAGTTCTTTACTGATAATACTCTTGATTTACAAGTTGGTTATCATATCGTTGTTACTGATACCACAGTTGGAAGTGGTGTTACTTCAATATACACACATGATAATGATATTATCGGAGTAGGAACAGAGTTTGTTGATAACGTTTATCGAGTTCATCAAATCCCTGTTGCAAATGAAATTGTATGTAATATTAAGTCTGATACAGTATCTACTGGTATACAGACACTTGGAACTTCGATATATAATCCTAATGGATACTATTCTTGGGGAAGACTTACTAATTTTGTAAGAAATGCTGAACCTATTTCCATAGGAGTCTCTGGTAGAACTGTAACTTCAGGTCTCTCAACATACCCTCTAATGCAAAGAAGAGGTTACGGTTTGAGGGATAATGGAGCGATCAGAAAAATACTCCCAGATTAAAGTAATAAATAGAAAGAAAACTGTCTAACAATGTCGGCAATAATTACTGACCAATTCAGAATATTAAACGCGAACAATTTTATTGAGTCGGTAGCTAATACCAGTAACTCATACTATATTACCGTGGGTTTAGCAAATCCAGCTGCTCCAGTTGGTTTTGGTAGAGTTGATAACTGGGATAGTGCAACACCTGACCCTACAGATAATTTTAGTTATATTAACCACGCACAAGATACTATTCTATTTGGTAAAAAACTAACCACTTCTAATATTAGAAGACTAATAAGAAGAGTTGACTGGAAACGTGGTACCACGTATGAAATATTCAGACATGATTATAGTTCTGATAATAAGTCCCCAGAAACTTCTTCTACAAGACTTTATGATGCAAAATATTATGTGATGAATAGCGATTTCAGAGTCTATGTTTGTATTAACAATGGTTCCTCTGGAATCAATACAACTGGTAAAGGTTCAGAAGATGAACCATTTTTCACTGATTTAGAACCATCTAAAGCAGGAGAGAGTGGAGATGGATATATTTGGAAGTATTTGTTTACTGTTGCACCAAGCGATATAATCAAATTTGACTCCACAGAATATATTTCTGTTCCAAACGACTGGTCAACATCAACTGATTCTCAAATTCAAGCAGTTAGAGAGAACGGTAATTCAGATCTGAATGAAAACCAGATAAAACATATCTTTATTGAAGATCCTGGTGCAGGTTATGCAGGAGGAGAAGTTCCTATAGTTGGAGATGGTTCAGGTGCTAAAGCAGTTGTAACTGTTGATAGTTTAGGTAGAATAACAGATGCTGTTATTTCATCTGGTGGTAAAGGTTATACTTATGCAATGGTTGATTTGGGAACATTACAACCAGTTGGTAGTATACCTACTCCTGCTAAGTTAATTCCAATTATTCCACCATCTAAAGGACATGGACATGATCTTTATAAGGAATTAGGAACTGATAGAGTTTTATTATATGCAAGATTTGATGATTCTGATAAAGATTTCCCAACAGATACTGCATTTGCTCAAATTTCTGTAGTTAAGAACCCTCTAAGAGTAAGTTCAACTAATGTATTTGATGACAACCAGTTCTGTGGTACAAACGCTATCAAATTATTAGATGATGGAACAATTACAGGAGAAAATTTCCTAACCATTGGTAAAAAGATAACTCAAAGTGTAACAGTAGATGGTAAATCTGTTACTGCTGAAGGATATGTTGCATCTTATGATGAAACTACAAAAGTTATTAAGTTTTTCCAAGACAGATCTCAAAATTTCCACCCATCAACTTACAATCAACAAGATTATGTTGGTGTAAGTAGTGAAGGTAGAAGATATTCCTTTGATTCAGATGGTCCTAAAGTTTTTACAGGCGATGGATTCTCTGGAAAAATAGATAATGGATATACTGGAATTACCACAAACCCATCTGGTAATAAAAATATCAACCTTGGAGTTCAATTTACAAGGGGACTTGCCGAACCTGAGATAAATAAAACGTCGGGTGATGTAATTTATTTGGATAATAGACCAGTAGTTACTAGAGATGCAAGGCAAAAAGAAGACATTAAGATTATTCTAGAGTTCTAAGAAGATGCCACAAAAGACCAATTTAAATATAAATCCATATTATGATGATTTCGATAAGGCGAATAACTTTTATCGAGTTCTGTTTAAACCTGGATATCCTATCCAAGCAAGGGAACTAACGACTTTACAATCAATACTGCAAAGTCAGATTGAATCATTCGGTAGCCATATTTTCAAAGAAGGATCTATGGTAATTCCTGGTGGAGTTACATATGATAGATTTTATGAGGCAGTAAAAATAAATCCAACACACTTTGGATTAGATTTGAACATATATTTGGATAAATTTGT